CCCCCGGCCTTCTTTTTCTCAGTCGGTTACATTGTAGTAGTACGAGCACGCCTCGTCCTTCCGGGCGGCGTCCTCCTCCGTGTCCCCGTCCTTTTCTCCCCAGTACTCATCGAAGGCGTTCACGGATTTATAGTACAGGTCGCCGTAAAGCGCGGAAAGCTCTTTTTCCCCATTATAGAACCAGAACCAGCAAAGATGATTCAGGACCATGACGAGCTCGGTGAAATACTTGTAATCGGAGACCCAGGACCGCGAGGCGCGGTTGTAGGTATCGATGATGGCATCATCCCCGAAACACTCGGCGGTAGCGAAGTCGCTCGCGAAGGTCGTGAAGGGCTTGTACTCCTTCCCGGCCTGCTGCGCGTTTTCAATCATTACCCGGTTTATGGTCTGCTCGATGGCGGCCCCATACTGGAGGATTCCCCCGGCGCGGATCGCGTACTCGCGGACCTTCGGGCGCGGCTTGCTCTTGTACTCGTTTTTCACGGTGGCGGTAGCGGTAATTGTTTCCATAACTCAAAATTTTTAGAAGGTTAAACATTGGCGAGGGCGGCCCCGGTCAAAGGGCGGCCCCCGGTTTAGTCTGCGTAAAAGGGTGTGACGATGATCATTTCACCGTCCCATCCAGGGCGCTCCGAGAAGAAGAGTATCGACGCCCCGCACGGCTCATCCAGGGAGCCACGGCTGAGTCGGTATCGTGGCCCCATCTCGCTTATGCGCTTTTTCATGTAGTCGAGCGTTTCGGCGCGGTCCATGGTAACTTCATCCAGGGCGGCCTCGGTATCAGTAACAAGATACCCGGCAGGCACATTGTGAGTGTAATTCATAACTACAAAAGGTTTTTTAATTGTTTGGAACCCCCGGCGGCGGTCAGGCCCCCGGGGATTTTTTCAGTCAGACAGGCGGCTCACGATTTCCGCAGTTGTTTTGCCTCGCAGATCGTAAAAACTGACTATCTTTTTAAGATTAAGCCCGGCATCCTTTGCGGCGTTTTCGACGTGCCCGCGGTCATCAATTACAGACCCATGCCCGAGGTAAAAACTTGAATTTTTAAGCCCCGGCACGACTTCCACAAAACGCAAATAATGCCTTCTTAACATGGACGGATTAACAAGAGGATAAGCGGTTTTTTTGAGGTCCAGATACTGCCCGGAATCCTTGATTTTTACAAACATATTGCAAGAATCAGCCCCCCGGCGGCTCCCCATGTACAGATATAGATTTATTCTATATCCGTTTTTTTCAAGTCCCATAAGGGCTCCCATAAGGGCGGCGGCGGTATCGGTTATTTGCGTTTTGTTTACGTCACAGGCGGCCGTTCCATTATAGCAAATATTCAATACTTTGCTATCTTTGAACGTTACTCGCTCGGTCCGGATCATTGTTTTAGGCAGTCCGATAAGGGCGGCCGGAACATTGACAGCACCCCCGCAAACGGCATTAAACCGCCGGGATCGCTTCCCCTCGCCGAGTGTTTTAACATGGACCGCAGTAGCGGCACGCAGCCGGGCGGCGTTTTTGCCGTCCCCGTCCCGCAGGAGCGTATTTGCATCCTGATAGTCCTCCGTTCCCGTAAATTTTAAGGTCCCGGTCTGACTTCCGCAGGATTTACCCGCAAATACGGCGTTTTCCTTTGTTCCATCCAGGAAGGACCGCAGCCCCTCCAGATTGTTAAATACCTTCGTGTATTGCATAACTCAAAAATTTAAGATTCAGAACCCCGCCCCCGGTCCCCCGGGCTGCGGGATTTTTGCTACATGGCCAGGGCCAGGGCGTTATCTTTGTGGACGAGCCCGGCGCGGAGGATGTTGATTTCATCCCGATCGTACCCGCCAGTAACGGCGAGCCGGACGGCGGCGGCGGCATCCATACCCGCCCGCAAAAACTTTGCGAGGCGCTGTATGTTTCGATAACCGAGGACGATATGCACCCCGGCGGCGGCGGCGCTGCGTCTCATATCGTGGATAAATTCCAGAATATCAGACCGCCCCCCGGCGAGCTTGTTTTCGATTCGTTTGCAATAATCAAACTCCATGAGGCAAAAGCGATTCAGCGAGGCGGCGTCGAGGACGTTTCGCCCCGTGTACTCTTCAGTTGCACCCCGGCCGCAGGTATTCCCGGCCGCGATGCAATGAAAGTCAGGGTGCATTTTTACCCGGCCCCCGGGGAAGGTGAAATAACCATTTGCGAGGGCGGCGTTCAATGTTACAAGCGTATCGGGGCAGGAGGCATCGAGCTCGTCAAGCATAAAGACTCCGCCCCGGGAAAATGCCCGGTAAAATTCCGTTTCGTGATAATTTCCGTTTGCGTCAAGATAGCCCGTCAATTTGTACTCGTCCGTTATGGAATTTTGATAATAAAATTCCAGGCCGAGCGCCCGGGCTATTTGCTCACATACATGATTTTTACCACTTCCCGCGGGGCCGTAAAGATAAACAGACTCGCCCATTTTGACGAGCTGCAAAAGTTCATCAAAATTTTGATGAGTTATTTCCGTATCTTTGCGGACCTCCGGAATGGGGACCGGGACGGGATCGGGCTGCGGCTGCGGCTCGGGTTCCTGTTTCGGCTGCGGTTCCTGTTTGGGCGTTCCCTTCCGGGTCCGTCCAGGGCAGCGGCGGATATTTGCGCGGATGGCGTCAAATTCCGGGGTGCCTTCCAGGACTACAGAGGCGGCGTCGATCCCGGCAAAATCAAAGAGGATTTCCTTAATATAGCCGGGCGCCATATCTTTGCAGTTGGAAACAGGGCCGACGGCGCAAATACGCCGGGCAAATTTCCAACCGAGCATATTATCCAACTTTGCACCCGTCCAAGAGGAGGAGTGAGACATCAGATAGATAACGCCGTCAACAATAGCGATCGCAGCCTTCTTGCTGTCAATGTAGCAATTTACAAAATTGTGTTTCATAACTCAAAGATTTTAATTGTTTAACATGGACCGATATAAACCGGATCAAAGGTTTATACGATTGAACCGGGGCCGCCGGATTGCAGCCCCGGGCGAAATGAAACAATTAAAACCTAAAGTTTTGAGTTACTCGTATATTCCTGCAAGTTTAATCCCCTATTTGATTGCTCCGTTTTTCTTTCGGGATCGTGCAAAGTGTTTGCAATAGGTATTTTTCCCGTCCTCATCGGACTGTCATGCAGTTGCATCCCCGTTTCCCTGTCACAGTTTCCGCGGTTCATATACTTTCGTATTGTCAAAGAAGATCGAGATCTTCTATTATCAATCAATTCCTTCCCGGAGTATCTTATCGTTTATATCTTTGCAGCGCCGGGGCGAGCCCCGGGGAAAATGTTCTCGCCGTGACGGGTGAACCGTCGCGGAAGGAATTATCAATAACTCAAAGAACTCACCGCGAAGGTAGGGCAAATAAATTTACCGTGCAAATAAATTGCAAACTTTTTTATACTTATTGTTTCAAAAAAGTTTCAAATCGGCATTGTAGGCATCTGGGAGGCCGATTTTTCGTACCTTTATGGTAAAAAGTTGCAAAGGATAAAATTTGTCAATTCTTAAAAGAATTTAAGAATAGCAAAGGGCACGCCTGGGACAAAAATACGATACCACTATACAAACGATTGTATTTTGATTCTGGCGGGCTCGTGTTCAATTATGATAAATTCCCTATCTTTGCAAAGATATTCAATTTATGGGCCTGTAAGATAGCAAAGAAGGGTATATTTGCGGGCTGTCCATATACGCGAGCGCGGGTGCATCCGGACGGGATCACCTGCGACGGGTGCAAAGGTCCGGACCGGGTGACGGGATCGGCATCCAGGACCGGGGCCGGAAAATATCATACCTTTGCAGTCCGTCCGGGGCCTGTAAGGAGTAACGGAAAAACGCCTATCTTTTTAAGAAAAATTAAAAAGCCGTTTATTTTCGTTTTAAGACACTTTCGGCAAAAATATGATAAATCCCTCGTCTGGCAAAAGATAATGGATTGTAGGCAAAATTATCGTAATTCGATATTAGCAAAAATACATTTGCATCTTATTATAAATCAATCATTTAGCGGTAACTTATTGTAAGGGTGACTAAAAGGGTTATTTTTCACAATATAAATTTGTTGTAATTCAATATATTTTCATACCTTTGCTAAAAGTGTACAAAATACACTTATAACGGAATAAGTGTAAAAACGACACTTCTAAAATAGCATGGCATTACTAAATAAAAATCTATCTGAAAGGGAAAAAGCGGCGATCCATTTGCATATATACGGAGGGGTAAATAACTGGCCCTTATTGTATCGGATCGCGGTTCCTGATAGTTTCCCGGATGAGTCCTTGAAAGGTCTTTCAGACCTTGCAAGCAAGTGGAAACGCTCACCGAAAATACAAACATATTTGCAGACTATCCAGGAACAAAAATTCCTATATGAACAAAAGATAAAAGCGGCGGCAATTGAGACGGGGGATAATGTACGCACAAATTCCGATATGTCCACACAAAAAGAAAAAAATATAGATTACAGCGATCCCGCGAATCAAGCCCGGAAACTCAATGAGCTCGTAAACAGCGCCGACGATCCAGGCGAGGCGCTCGACGCTCTAAAGGTTATCATTTCCACACAAAAAGCGGACCGGGAAGCGGCACGGGATAAGAAGGCTGTAGGAGCCTATGTACCAATAACTTGCTATGATTGTCCGCTATATTTAGAGGCTAAAAATAAGCTGTCTAAATAGGCAATATTTTACAATAAGCCCGGCGAGGAAAATGTTTACAATTTACGTTAAATTGTAAAGTTATTTTCTAATTGATTGAATTTTAAGCAGTTGCGACTCGCGAGCCGGGCGGGGGTGGGGGCAATCGGGGCGAGCGAGGGCGCCGGTGGTGTCCACTCAAAATTTTTATTTTTATTTTTCAACCCAACACGCACCACGCCTCGCGCAAAAACCTTCCCAAAATTCCGTCTTTGGCCCCTCTTTTGGCATTTGGCGGACTTTCTATGAAAAGACAAGGATTTTATCGTCTTTTGCCCCAAAGTGCCTTAAATCGGCTTATTTTGGCTCGTTTTGATTTTGATGGATCGCATGACATCTGCAAAGCCATCTTTTCGTCTTTCTGGCGTATAGGTCTGCCCATGCCGACATCCACGGCGAAAGACCGGCATCCATGCCAAAAACGACAAAATTTGACAGCGACACGACAACTTTATATTGTTTTTATGGAATTATGTAACGTAGTGGAATAATGGAATAAAAATGATATAAAGTACTTCTTGTTACTTATTTCTTGTTATTTATTTTATTTGGGTAGCAAACATCACGCGCAAGGTATTGCAAAGAGTGTTGCACTGACCGAGCGCTCGTCTTTGTATCTTATTGTGTAACATAGTGTTATGTATTGCACGAAGTGTTGCATGAAGTGTTGCACTGACCGCGCACAAAACCCGCGCATTTTTGTGGCGTTTTTGATGCGGGAAAACCCGCCTTCCGGGGTTCGGTAGACGGGTCTGGAACAGGTGCTCGGCGACTCTACTTCGCTTTTGCGATGAGGGATATTTTCTCCCCGCAGTAGGGGCATGTGATTTTCGTGACGGTGGGGATGTCGTACCGGACGGATAGTGGCGTCTCGGAGACGAGCATCTCTACCGGGACTTCCAGGGCCTCGGCGAATTTGCACATGGTTGTCAAGGTGATCCCCTCGCGGTTGAGAAAGGCATACACGTCTTGCTTTGTCAGGCCCATCTTGCGACCCAGCTCGGCTTGGGACATGCCTTTTCTTTCAAGTATGTAACGGACGTTTTCTTTGATATTCATGGCGTAGTCTTGTTTTACTTGCAAAGGTAGTGTTTTTCGTTTACCTATGCAAGAATCTCGTTGTTGAATAAAAGTTCGTTGTATTACGATAAATTCTTTTCGTGCAATCGTTTGTATTCTGAAAAAGATTACTATCTTTGCGGGCATGGATGGTATTGGTTCCGGGAAGTCCGGCTTCCCTCTCACTCGTGATATTCCCATTGGGGAAGAGTTGGTCCGTTACGGGACAACGCTTGTCTGTGTCCCCCGCCCGAAAGGGCTCTGGCCCCCGTGCAATGCTTGTAAAGGGTGTTTCTTCCGCCGCCGCTCGGCCTACGGTGGGGTGATTATGACTTGCAACGACATCAGATGTTCGTCCTTTGACCGGATGGATGGGAAGAACGTGTGGTTTGTCGAAAAGAGAAATCTTATTGACGGAAAGGACGTTGAATAACTTTATCTTAACTATCGGTTCATATATGAAAAAGCGCCTTTTATTCCTTTCGCTGCTCGCCCTTTCGCTTGCATCGTGTACGAAGCCCCTTGAGCGCATGGCTTCCGTCCGCTTCTCCCTCGGCGTGGAGAGCGGGGCCATTCCTTCAACCAGGAGTGTCTCTGACGCTCTCTCGTCCACCCTTCCGGCGGGTCCCTTCTCCTTGCACCTCCAGAGCGAGGAGAACGCACTTCGCGCCTACGACGTGTCCACCGGGGAGGAGGTCTCCGTCGCGGTCGGGGCGTATTCCGTCTCCGGTTCCGGGAGCGGGGAGGTCCTTGTGAGCAACAACAACGTCTCGGTCGTCTCGTCCCCTGCGTGGGCCGTGGACTCCGGTCAGACGGTTGCGGTCTCGGAGGACGGTGGCGAGATTGGCGTGTCCGCCCACTACACGTGCCCGGCTTTCGTGTTCGACCTCTCGGAAGTGAAGAAGGTCGTCCTCTCCGGGAACCCGAAGCAGGTTGAGGTCACGACCTTCCCCGGCTCGGATGGGTACGGGGTTATCTATCCCGTCGGGAATTGGTACTCGTCGAAGCCCTTGTGGATGTACGTCTATCCCGTGGACGAGGTGCTCGGAGAGACCGCGCTCTACAAGTTCGTGAGCGGCTCCTCCTCCGGCGAATACATCGGAATCGAGGCCGGGAAGTGGTACAAGTTCTCCTCCGGCAAGGTCGAAGTCGTCTCCGGGTCGATGGGCGTGACGTTCCCCGAATGGGAGGAGGGCAAGTGATGAAGGTGCGATTCAAGAAACTTGTCCCGGAGGCGGTTGCCCCGACGAAAGCACATCCTTCCGACGCGGGTGCGGACCTGACATGCGCCTCGGTGGAGGTCGATACGAGGCACAACTGCGTCTCCTACGGAACGGGCGTCGCCGTGGAGATTCCGGACGGGTATGTCGGATTGGTCTTTCCACGCTCGTCGGTCTATAAGGAGGACTTGCTCTTGACTAACGCCGTCGGGGTGATTGACTCCAACTACCGGGGAGAGATCAAGGCGAAGTTCCGCATCATGCAACCGCACATACACCGCTACACCGTGGGGGACAGAATAGGCCAGCTCGTCATCCTCCCCTACCCGGAGATTGAGTACGAGGAGGCGGACTCGTTAAGTGAAACCGACCGTGGCGAAGGGGGCTACGGCTCAACCGGAAGATAGCCATGCTCCAGCAGATGGGACCAATTCTATACAAGGACGGCGTTCCCTATGAGGTTCGGCTTACGCTTAAAGGAAGATGTTTCGCATTTTGTTTCAATCTGTTAAATTGGCTCAATGGAAGAAGGAAAGAAAGTAAAAGCGGTAGTCCCCAGAAAGGGTGATAAGATAGAGATTACCGGGCTTGACAAGGTGTTGGGGACCATCATGGACGTGACGATTCAGCTTTGCGACATGCAGAAGTTCGTCGAGGACGTCCTCCTTTCCTGCGTGATGCCGGAGACGCCGCGCTACTCCCTACAATACGACGGAGAGGACGAGAATATATCGTCAGCAGAATCCGCCCTTTACCAAAGGATGGAGGAATGGCGAAAGATGACCGCGTGGTTCCGGGCCAACAACATAGACCTTGACGCTGTTCTCGGACGAGATGGGAAGGATAAGAAGAAAAAGCGGTCATGATAAACGAAGGGTTGTTTTCATCGAACACGAACGAGTGGGCCACGCCGGACAACTTCTACAAGGAGTTGGACGCGGAGTTTCATTTTAACCTCGATCCGTGTTGCACTCATGAAAACGCAAAGTGCGAGCAACACTATACTATTGAGGATGATGGACTTACAAAAAACTGGGGGGGGTGTAGAGTTTTCTGTAATCCGCCCTATGGTCGCCAAATCAAAGATTGGGTCAAGAAGTGTTACATGGAGTCCAGAACCGCAGACACTCTCGTTGTTATGCTTATTCCTGCAAGAACCGACACATCGTATTTCCACGAATACATCTACCACAATGCAAGGGAAATCCGGTTCATCCGGGGACGGCTGCACTTCAACGATTCTCCAGCCGGAGCACCATTTCCGTCAATGGTTGTAGTGTTCTAAAATAAAACCCTCCCAGACTACTCCGGGAGGGCAAACCTAAAATTTTGAGTTATGAGCGCATCTCTGCGCAACGGTGCAAAGATAGGAATCTTTCTCCGGAAATCAAACCTCGACGATGCGAAATTCAACTCTTGGTTTTTCCTTGTCGATGAACTTTTCTGCTACTATCTTGACACACTTGTTGTCGTTCTTTATCGTCTTTGTGTACTGCAAGCAATCCAAAAGTGCCTTCAAGCAGTTGTCAAGGTCTGGGTTCTGCGTTTCAAAGTAAACCCGGACATGCAACTCAAAGAATCCTCCAATCATAAGGTTCCGATACTTTCCAACTTGGAGGTAGAACGCCTGTTCATACTTTGTTACAGAGTCGGACTTTCCGATTGACGGATGCCCGCCCTTGTAGATGATTTTGTAGTTGTTGGCCTTGCTCGGTATGTGTCCGATAATGGTCTGCCAATCGTGTTCAATCATATCGTGGGCATTTCTTCAAAGTGATATTCGGGATAGCACATGCATCGGGCGTGGAGGAACTCGAACGGGGTTTCAATCGGGATGGGATAACCGCAAAGGTCGTCGCACTCCGGACAATCGTATCCGGACCCCCGGCGGCGGATGTAGTATTGCGCCCCTTTCGCCTGTGCGTCCACCCACTCCGCATACCGTGTCGCCGAAATGATTGCGTCTTGTCCGATAAGCGCAAGTTGGAGCGGGATGTCTTTCATATAGCCGCGCCCCCACTTGAGCGCATCCTTCGGAACGCCCTTCCATAGCGGGGACAGGTACGGATTGGAGAGATAGCGGGAGATTTCCACCCGGAGTTCGGTCTTTCCGAGGCCGTGGACGAACGCAAGCGCGATCCATATTTCCAGAAGGTCAAGAAGGTGCGCCCCGGCCTGGTCGAACCGGACAAGGATGGATTCATCCCCGTCCTCGTCCGCTTCCCGGTCCCAAGATTGTTCCTCGTCGTAGTAATCAAGAGAGTCCTCCATGACGGATGCCGCTATCGCCCTTGCCTTCTCCGCAAGGGTGTCGGATAGGTCCCGGCAGATACGGAGGGACTCGGCATAGAGTTCCGGGTCCGCGTCCCAACGGAAATCCTCGCCCATATAGGCGTAGTTCCACGCAAGGGCGATGAGGGCCGCTACTGCCTTGTCGAACTCCTTGCGGGAATCCCTCTTGAACGAGGCGGCCTTCTGCGCAAGCGTCTCGTTGTTAAGCATTGTTTATGCGTGATTGCGTCACGGGATTGGTTGCCCTCTGTACGGCGGCTTGCGTCTGCTGCTCGGAGACAAGCTCATCGTGCGACTCATGGAGAATCCTTGCCACCTCGTCCGGGGATGAATAGCCGATGTTGTAGGCGAGTTCGGTTGCGGTCTTGGTGGACATCGCCCCGCAAGTGACAAGCTGCTGAATGCCCGCGATGACGTCGTTTTCGGAGAGGAAGATGAACGGATCGAGGTAGGTCTTGACCTTGAATGCCTCCGTCTCCGAGACGCGCCCCTTTTCGACAAAATAGGCGTGCTTGAAAAGCCGGGTGAGGCGGTTCAGGAACTCTTGATACTCCATCGAGTCGGACATCGCCTTCATGTAGGAGTCCGCAAAGAGCATCTTGACGGTCCTTGACGAGATGTCCGCGCCGGACTTGATTTCCGGGGTCTCCACGACGAAGGAACCGCGAAGGATTTCCTTCTTCATCAGTTCGAGCTGCTTCACGAAAGCGCCGTCCGCCCCTGCTGCTGGCTCAAGGAAGCCGACCTTCGCGTTCGGATCAACTGAGTCGATGCGGGTAGGCGTACCGTCCGTGTTCGCCATCATCTCGAACTCCGCGCCAAGTGTGTAGAGGATACGGAGCGCATAGGCCGCGTTGTTCTCGGAGAATTGGGATAGCGAAATCTCCCATCCGTCGATGAGGGCCTGGGATGCAGTCCATACCGGGCCGTCCCAACGACGATGGTATGCGACCGGGCACTCCGGGAAGCCGTGCGGCTCCGGTGTACCCTCCATCTCCCATCCGCTCAAGTCGTCCTTCTGGCGGTAAGTTACGAAGTGCGTGGAATCGACCACATCCAGGTATTGGTGCACGTTCCCGTCCCAATCGCTCTGCGTATAAAGGCGGCCGAAAAGGGTAATGTCTCCGGTAAGCGAGTCGCGGTGCGGGTAAAGGGTGTCGCCATCGGCATAGGAGAACACGCGCCAACGTGTCTTTTTGTTGTCCATGTAGATATAAACGGCGACGTCCGCGATTTCAAAGTCCGCGTCGATGGAGTTGTTCACGGCCACTTCCATATCCTTGTCCTCCCACCCTTCGCGGAAGAAGGCGAGCGTGTCTATCATCTTCTTGCTGGTAGCCCCAGAGACAAGCCGCATGCCCACGTTGTTGCCGAGGAGGGCCTCCTTGCGCTGGAGGTGGATATACTGTTGGAACCCGACCGCGATGCGTGAACGGACCTTTGCCTGGTATGCGCCGGACTTCGGGTCCATGTAGAAGGTGTTCGGGTAATACTTCAAGTTGTTGATCTTGTGCGAGGACGGGTAGAACTCGCGCAGAAAGTCCGCCTGCGTCTTTACCTCGCGCCGGACATCGTTGTTTATCGGAGGGACATAGACCGTTCCGGGCATGAGTATGTTCTTGTCAGCGATATTCTGCTCCGGAATAGGCACGGAAAACGGCATTTTCCGCATTATCTGTTCGGGGGTCATCTTCCCGATGGACGGGGTAAGTCTCATTTCGTCTTTATTTTGAGTGTTTTACATTCCAAACCAGCTCCAATTTCCCCTCCGTATCTTCTGTGCCTTCTTCGCGCAGTCCACCCGGTCGAGGCAATAAAGGAGCGCCTCTACCCAGTCCGGGGAATGGCCGATAATAGCCTTCATGTCGGTTTTCTTGATGAGGGCTTTCGGGTTTTCTTCCTCCTTCCACTTGATGGCGAGGCGTTCTTCGACGAGTTTGTCACGCACCGTGAACGGAATCCGCTTCTCGGTGTATGTGCGCCGCAGGATACTCTCGTCGATGGAGAGTTGGCCGTTCTGGATGGCGTCAACGAGCATACCTGCGCACTCGGATTTCCGTGTGTTGTACGACGCCTTGTCTTTCGCTGGGGCCTTGTTGTCGAAACCAAAACACCCGCGCATATCCTCGGACTGCTTGAGCCAGTTACCGATGCCGTTCACGTCGAAGGCGAAGTTCTCCTTGGGAATATCGTTCTTCTTGAGGAACTCAAGGATGATGGGAACCACATCCTCGGAGGTGACGTACCGCTTCGCAAAGAGGTCGATGATGTGCATTCCATCCATCGCCCAAAGGACAAGCCAGTCGTCGCGGAGGGCGATGTCGCCTCCACCGCAACGTGTCCCGTTCACCTGTGGTACGTTCTCGAAGAAACGGTTCATGTCGTTCATCGAGATAAGGGCTCCCGTATCGTCAACGTCCCTCCATATACCACGGATGTCATTGATGACAGACTTGCTTCCTCCGGAGGAAATTCGGTTCATGTATTTCGGGTCGGAAATCTGGAGTATCTTGTTCTCTGAAAAGTCGCCGTCGATGAAGGTGACGGAGGTGATGAATTGCGAATACTCCTCGTCCGGATGGTCGGTCATCTGGCTTATCTTCCTCTTTGCGTTCGGGTTCTCATAGACCTCCTCTGGGGAGTTGCCCCAGGCGATTTCCATCACGTCCTCTCCGTAACGGCAGAAGTAGCGAATCTTGCCGGAGCGGGCGGGAATAGCCTCGTCCGTCTCCGGATCAATCCACCAATCAAGGAACCACCGGAGCTTGTTCGAGCGACCAACGGGGTTGCAAGTGCAGATGAAGCGCGGCCTTACACCTGCGGTTGAACGGTTCGAGCCGATAAGGTCGAAGATGACCGACATGGACTCCTTCGTGAACTCGGCGAGTTCCTCGATGACGATGTAGGGCATTTCCGCGCCACGGAAACGGTCTTTGATTTTGGAGAGGTCCGCAAGGTGTTCCATCTTCATCGTGGCTCCAGTCCCATTGAAGAACTTTGCCTCGAAGGAAGTGTCCGCAAAGTTGGCGAACCCGCGAAAAAGCGGCTTGCAAGACTTCCAGATACCGCGCTTCACATCGTTCTCGTAGCGGCGGAATCCATAGAGGTTGACGTCCGGATTATCAGCGTAGTAAAATGCACCGATAAGGCCGATCGCCGTCTTTCCAGCACCTCTGACTCCCCCGCAAATTACGATGTCCGCGAGGTTCGTCAGAACCTTCTCCTGGAATCCGGCTTGCGGGACGATGTTGTAACTCCGCTTGCCCTTCCGTTTCAAGTCAAGGTTTTCTTCACGGAGCGAGTTGATGTATTCGGACGAATACGCCTCCACCCCATATTGGAGGAATACGGGGTCAAGGTATTGGCGTTCGTCTATGACCGTTTGTGGCGTCACAACGCAAAAGTGCACAAGGTTTCTTAATACAACTCAAACTTTATTGGGATGTATTGATTTTGAACCGATATATTTGCCCGTGTATGGACGCAAAGAGTGTAATGAAGGGCGTGCAGATTAATTGCCCCTTGTGCAAGAAGCCTTTTCCGGTGAGGGTGCAATCCCTTGAGGGTAGGCTTCGGCTCTCGGTCCGTTGCCCGCATTGCAAGCGCATATCCGAGATTGTGCTTCAAGACATAACCTAACCGCCGACGAGCGGACATAGAGGCTACCAAGAGTTCCTTTTGAGAACCATCCAGGCCCGGAGTAGGAAACCCGATTTTGAGTTTCCGCTTCGGGCTATTTTATAACCTAATACGTTCATTGACAATATGTTCAAAGAAGAAATCGCAACTGCGCTCAAGACGAAGTATCAGCGTTTTGGATTGAGCAACGAGGCTATTGACCGGATTGCCTCTGCGAGAGAAAAGACGGTCGCAAGCGAAGGGGACGTTGAAGCGGCAGTAGCTGATGTCGCAACGATGGAACTTATCGCGTCCGAATTACAGAAGATGCGTGACAAGGAGATCCAGTCCCGGACCGACACCCAACGCGCCTTCGACACCTACAAGGAAAAGCACCCGGACAAGACCCCGGAGCCCCCCACTCCTCCGACCCCGCCGCAACCCGGCCCGATGGACGAACCCGAATGGGCGAAGAACCTTCGTGAACGCTTTGAGCGCGAGGATAAGGAGAAAAAGGACAAGCAGGTGCGCGACGCGCTCACCGCAAGGCTCAAGATGGAGGGATGCTCCAACACGGGCATCATCAAGTTCGTCATGACGGAGTATTCCCCCGTTGAAGGCGAAAGCGAGGATGACGCCGTGAAGCGGCTCAAGGAATCGTACTCCTCAGCTTACACGGAGACGTTTGGGGCGGGTCCCATCCCCGGGTACGGCATCAGCATTCCCGCCGAAATCAACGCAGCAGACAAGGCGGCCCAGGCGAGGGAGGATGCCAAGCGAGTCCGTGGTTAGGTTGACAAAACATCATTAACTACAAACAGTTATGCTCGAACATTTCAACAACGCTTATTCGCGCCGTTCTGACAATACTGGCGGTGCGAATCCGTTCCTCTGCCACCCGGACGAGATTAAGTACCGCCAGTACGGTGCTCTCGTCACCGACGAGTTGGCGGACAAGGAACTCGTTCACGCCGGAACCCCCTTCGAGGTTGACCTCAAGGCTCACACGGCGAAGTTCATGAAGGTTTGGGAAGTCCTGAAGGTCGAGGCCAGCGGAAGCAATTCCATCATCACCCTCGCCGCCTCCTGGCTCGCTCCCGCCCTCACCGCCACCGATGTCGTGATGAAGGTTCCTGCCTCCATCTCCGGCACTGGCAAGGCCGTCGCCGCCGGGACCGTCACCACCAACTCTGACGGCACCATCTCCATCACCGTCGTCACCGCCAACTTCGACACCGTTGCCGCCGGAGACTTCATCTCCATCGCTGCCGAGGCGGGTTCCGCCAAGGCCCTCGCCGTGAAGGGCAACGCCGTCCTCACCCGCGACCTCTACGCCGGAAACGCACAGAACTTCGTGGACATCGCCCGTGGAGAGGTCTATTGCTACGTGAACACCTGCAACGGCATCCCCGCCGGGGTCATCGCCGCCGCCCGTGAAATCGGACAGTTCATCGAGCCGGAGTATTTCGCCGAAGTAACCGCTTAACAAAGGAGGAATAGATTATGGCAAAGAATCTCATTTCCGGTCTGTATTCGACCGAATTTTATCAGCTTCTCGAAGGTAGCCTCCTTGCTCGCGGCTACGCCTCCCTGGAGGACTGGATCGCCGAGCAGCCGAACTACTGGTTCGATGAGGAGGGATGGAAGTCCATCTACACCCTTGCTCCTTTCGAGAACCCCGCCCGCACCTTCGAGCAGAAGATTGGCGAGCGTTCCGTCCCCATCATGGCGACCTACCTCTCCGACGAGGCCGAGGGTCCGCTGCTCCCGACCGCCGGGGTCTCCCGCAAGACCGGAGAAATCCCCCGCATGGGCCGTGGCGTGGCGTTCGACATCGACGCTTACGAGAAGATGCAGATGCTTGCCCGTCAGGGTGTCAACGTCCGTGATGCCTACTACGACCAGTTCGTAAAGGACACCATGAACCTCATCCAGAGCATCCACTCCCAGCGCACCTTCACGGGCTACCAGGTGGAGTCCAAGGGCTCCTACGTCACCACCCTCGCCACCTCCAACGGCGGCATCGTCGGTTACGAAATCAACCTTAACCCGGTTGCGGAGAACCGCAAGAAGTGTGGCGGATTCGGCCTCGGTGGTTTCAACCACGGCACGAAGAACGCATGGAGCAGCGCCTCCGCGAAGCCCCTCGGCGACCTGGAGGATATGTTCAACTACGGCTGGCGGAAGCGCATCATCCCCCGCGACCCCAGTGCCGCCGTGTTCCGTATGAGCGCGTCCGGTTGGGAGACCCTCAAGGGTCACGCCGACACCAAGGCGAAGGTCGCCTTCTGGAAGTACGGCCCGACCACCGGCTCTCTCGCCGACTACGTTGTGACCGACGCCGACCTCAGGAACTACATCGCCGACAGCGGCCTTCCTCGTATTGAGGTTGTGTCCTACTACGGCTTCGGAACTCTCCTCGACCCCAAGACGAAGAAGTTCGAGACCGTGGAGACCGAGGCTTTCGATGCCAACACCGTCGTCCTCCGTCCCGCCGGGCGTTTCGGTGAGATTCAGTGGAAGCGTGCGAACAACATCCTCGCTACCGCCGACTCCCCGATTATGTACACCGAGGGTGGCTCCATGGCCATCTGCGAGGACCGTGGAAAGAAGGGCCTGACCTTCCAGATCGAATCCATCTGCCTCCCGGTCCCGACGGCCATCCAGACTGTCCTGTACCTGTCCACCAACGAGGCGGCCAGCTAAACCAAAACTTGAAATCCGACGGAAGATATGGCGAGCATCGCAGACAATATGACATTGGCGGGATGGTTCCGGGCAAAGACGGAGCACATCATCGACTACACGGACGAGTTCATCTGGGCAACGTTCCTCCATCGGGGCGTGGACGACGATGAAACCCTTGTCGGAGAGGTGGACGAACGCACCCGCGACCTTATCCTTGCCGATGCCTACTACGGAGCCGCCGTATCTTCCACCAAATCCGGGACCCAGGGCGAAGCGGATGGCGGATGGACGCACTATGTCGCAATCAAGAACGTCGTAAGCCGGGATGCACTTATGCAGATGGCGAAGGACCTCTATGCGAAATGGAACGAGCCGTTCGCCGACCCAAGCTCGAAAATCCGTATGAAAAACCTCTATTAAGATGCCCTACAATCCCCGTTGGCCCCACACCTTCAAAGTCGTTGTCGAGTCTCTCGACGCGAGCGGCCTCCCCGTGACGGACGATGAAGGGAATCCCGTGACCGGGACGATGGCCCTTGAGCGCATCGTGTACGATTCCGGGTACAATCCCATCCGTCTGTCCGGAGGTCGCTTCAAGACCGAGCGCGTGGATGTGATGCCGTGGGGATATAGGACGTCAACGGGTGGTCTAAAGACCGCCGGAGAGGTTATCGTGGCGGATTACAAGGTGTCTTGTCCAATGCTCCTTACCGAACTCGTTACGGGGACGGTGTTGGAGATGACGGACTACACGCACACCTTTCGGGCGAAAGTCCTCAAGATGACGACCTACAACTGGGGAACGAATATCTGGCTTGACAATATCAAGAACTAAACATGAGCTACGCGCAGGGAAATAGCAGAACAATCCTCAATGCGTTCAACCGGCTCCGGAAGAGCAAGGACCGCGTTATTGAGGCGGGATTTCCGCGCCTTCTCAACGACGCGATGCTCTATGCGATTTCCATCCACGACCACGAGCACTTCGGACACCGGACGCACGACAACTCCTACGGGTGGGCTCTTGTCCACGACGGGGCGATTGTGCGGATGCAGGTGAACGGAGGGCAACACGGCCACGGTGACGCGGAGGACCAGCTCCGGACGGTTGCGGGGAGAATCACCCGCAAGGGCTGGGTTGGGGTTATCCTCGCGTCCATGATTGCCTCTTATGGAAGGCGGAAGCCTTTCTACTATGAGGTTGATTATGAGATGGGAGTTCTCGATATGACCCAAGACGAAATTCAAGACCACTTTACGGAGTATTTCAAACCGATTGCCGTATGATTAACGACTTCGACATCACCGAGGTAGAGAACGCCGTTGCGGATGCGGTCCGGGAGCTCGGAGTTTCCGAGCACGTCTGGAACAACCGCCCAAAGGCGACGGACGACACCATCGACTCGTTTGCGGTCGTAAAGGTGACGGGCGGAATATCCGACAAGGCCGCTTACGGCCAATGCCGGGTTGCAGTCCAACTGTTCGCACGCGACATCAAGGAGATGAAGAACTCCCAGAGGCTGTCCGTCATGCAGAAGAAGCTCTATGGCCTCCCGCTTTGGCCGAACCACGGGAAATACCTCATCGACGGCCATCCCCGTTATGTGGGCGACACTCCGGATGACTTCGGATTTCATGCACGTATCATCACTTTCCGTTTATTCATAAAAGCGACATAGAACTATGGCTACTCTTACCCACGCGATGCTTGACGACCTCCACATTGGCAACGCAAGCATCTCCATCAAGCCTTACGCCGCCGGAGGTCTGGACCTGACCTCCGCGCAGAGTTTCGCAGACGCCGACCAGATTTACACCCTGGAGGACACCTTCAACCTCACATCTGACGATCCTTCGTCCACGGACATCCGCATCGACCAGCACCGTGAGGTTATCGACGTGTCCATCGACAAGGGCGGCAACTGGATTATGACGGGCAACATCCCGACCCAGGCCGCCGCCGTGTTGCAGTATTTCTTCCCGGACGGAGCCGCCACCGGAGCCATCACCGGAACCGATGGTGCGAGCTACACAGGACAGGGCGTTCTCTCCACCCCGGAGGTCATCGAGGTCTCCGCTCTCGTGGAGTCCGAGTCCAAGAACACCGCCATCCTCTTCGCCCACGTGAAGATGGTCGTGTCCCGCCCGAAGAAGGA